CTTAATACCTTTGGAGTTTTTGTTAAACAAGATTTCTTCTAAAATTAATGGGATGGAGGATTTCCCCACCCCATTAGTGCCAAGAATCTGTGTAATTTTCTGCTCGGACAAGTCTAGAGAGTTATTTTCCCCATAAGAGAAACAATTACTCCACTTCAAGGTTTTTAGTATAATCATTAAAAATCCCTACTATATCCGGTATTTTATTTTCTGGTATCTCTAAAATGTACTTTAAGTACTCTACTAGCTCTTCTCCAATACTCATTTCTTTACTAAGAATTAGAGAGGCTTCGCTGTTTCTTTTTACCACTTTTTTATCTAAAAGCTCATTGTTTTGAACAGAAGCCAAATCACCTAAGTCTCCTTCAAGCTCATAGATAATGTGATCGACTTCCCCAGGTATCATTTCGTTAGGATCACTAACTGTCTTTCTGATAAGCTGGGGTAAGTCAAATGGCTCCCACATCCATTCCCAAGTTTCACTGTTAATTAGTAAATATCCAGTAGTTACTTTATTACGATGAAATGAAGTAGTCATAGGACTACCTGGGTATACTATATTTCTTTGTGTATTGCTATGAGCATGAAGATCCCCAGCAAAAACTATGGGGAACTCTTCAAACCGATTTAAATCAACTTCCGGAGTTACATGAGGAGGAATTTCACCCCTAACATGAGTAAATAAAGGCTTTGAAGTGTCAAAATGCTCAATACTTCCTTTTTTATGTAGCTCGTTATAAGGTAAAATACTAAACCCAAAATCTTTATCAGTGTATGATATATCAATAATTGATACGAGAGGATTTATGTCTCTTGTTACTTGTTTAAGTTGACTAAAGAAGCTCTTATTCTTTTTGGTCGCCTCATGGTTACCGGGATATATTACAGTAGATATACTGACCCCTCTAACAAAGGAAAAGTATAATTCTAGTTCCTCCATGCTAGGAAGGCGATCAAATAGATCGCCCCCTATTATGTGCATTTCACACTCTTTCTCTAGTGCATAAACTTGCTCAAAGAAAAGATTATATCTATTCTTTGCCCAAGCAACTGGGACATTTTTCTGTCCCAGTTTAATATGCCAGTCTGCTGTGAAGAGAATCATACTACATCAAATACGTCTTCGATTGTTTCATCTACATTTTCTTCTTTCGTGCCACTTACTACTCGATCAAGAAGCTCTTTTTGAGTTTCTGGAGTCGGTCGTGGCAGTAACTCATCAATAGGAGTTGCCGCTTCCATGACTGCCTTCTGATCAGCGGTCATAGGCTTAGTATTTTTCAAGCACTTAATTTGGTCAAGAGTATACTCTACATTATAGACATGAGGACCATTCTTAACTCGTTTAAAGTGAACTTCCCATCCAGTTTCAGGGTCACAAGGGTCACCAAGTTCTTCAGCAGCACTCAGAATCTGATCCATAAGTTTTTTCTTCAGATTGAAGATTTTAGCCTTATTGTCGGCCAAGTCAATACACTGAATAGAGTAAGACCAAGTCGGCTTCAGGTCAGGATAAAATTCTCTTACCCAGTCTTTCTCAACATTTGTAAACTGCTCTTTCTGCCTATCAAAAGCAAGACATTCTACCGGAAGGTTTTTATCATTTTCACCTTTGACCCAGTAAATGTATCGTGGCAGTAAATCTCCGAACAGTCGAACAGCATTATCACCATTCTTATAAGTATATTGATCAAGAGAGGCTTTTTTAGCAGATCCAGAGGCTTTAGTAAACTTAATTCCCATATTTTATATCTCCTTAATGTGTTTGTTCTTCCCATCTAAAATAAATATTATTATCTGCGATAGAAAGTAGTTGGTTATTTTTTAGTGACTCCCCTCTTATTGGTGAATCCCGTAAAGAGAGAGTCTTTCGTCCTGTGAGTTTATATTCCGCAAGATTGCGAAAACTTGCTATTCCCACATATTCAGCAAGTTCTTTCTGCCCTATTATACTTCTATACTCAATAATAGGTCTAGGATTTATAATAAAAGAATCTCCTGACCAGTCCTTCTGATAGTAATTATAATAAGGATCATACTTATTTTCTGGAACAGGTCCAGGTCTTAGAGTAATAAACTCTATTAAATCGAGAATCTTCGAAGGCTTGCCTTCAGCCTCTTTATAAATCTTTTGCCAATTGAAACAAATCATTGTATATTATACACCAAAATACCTAACCATGTCAAGAACTATTTTTATACGTTTATCGTGTTAATTCTATATCCTTCCTTAATATAGTGTCCCATTCTTAATTGTGCTTGTCTCTCTGCTGTTTTTCCTCGAAGATTTATATCTACGATTACTGGTTGCGGTTTATCTGGGTGCTCTCTTATAACACGACCTATTAACTGAGTAAGGAGAGGCGTATTATTAACTGGAGTTCCTAATATTAAACAGCTTAACGAGTTTACGCTAACTCCTTCCGAGAAAATACTTTGAGTTCCTAATAGAATAAATACTTCTCCGTTTAATATTCTTTCAATCTTTCTGTCCCTTTCCTCAAGACTTGTTTCTCCAGTAATAATTTCACAACTATCTCTTAGAGTTAATTTAAGCCTTTTTAGAAAGTTTACTCTATCAGATAAAAGTAGAACGGTGTGTCCCTTACTTCTATAAGTTGCTGCGAGTAATGAAACAAGTTCTCCATAATCTTCTTGAATAACTAAATCATTTACTCTCAATGCCCAAGGAGTTCCAGCACCATCCATAAATCGAATTGTACTTTTGATAACATCAACTCTCGGAACCATAAAGTTTTCACGCGGAGGCGTGAAGCGTGTGTGTCCAAAGTAATCTGGTAATAAAACGTGTCTACCGTCTTTCCTTTCTAGCGTGCCAGATAATCCTATTTTATACTTAGCATAATTAGAGTCTACCAATCTATTAAAAGTATTTGCAGGTATATGATGACATTCATCTACTATTAGTGTTCCAAACTCTTTAGCAATTTTATCTTTATGCTTATATAGTGTTTGAATATTACCTACAACAATAATAGAGTCTAAGTCTAGTTTTCCACTACCTATAATCCCTGGATTTATACCGTATACTTTTTTAATTTCTTTTTCCCACTGGGTTCTAAGGGCTACTGTATGGGTTATAATTAATGTTTTTTGTCCCAATTTTCCAGCTATTGCTAATGCAGTAAAGGTTTTTCCCCAAGACACAAACGCATTTATAACAGCACTGCTATTAATATTATCATAGACTTCTTGTTGGCTATCTCGAAGCTCAAACTTAAACTCTGGAAAAACCACTGGGACTAGATTGCGCTTGTCAATTATTTCATATGACTCAGGTATTAAGTCCTCCCTTCCTGAAGGGATAGAGTAAACATTTTTTAATGTTTTTCTCAAATTTTTAATTATAATAGGAGGCTGGTCATCTCTATAGCTATCTATCTTATAAGTAAGAGCCTTTTCCATGATCCTAAGATGCTCAGGACTCTCTGGCTCCAGATATATTCTATTAGATATTACCGCTTTCATCTTTTTCTTTTAACTGAAGTATATGTTCTTCTAAAATTACAAGCCTTTTATACAGTTCTTCCTGCTCTTTTTTAGTGTCTCGAAGAAATTCTGTTATGTGAGTTAATATAAGCTCTAGCTTTTTATCTAGCTCTATTAAATCATTCATTAGGCAAACCCCTTATTATACTTTGCAACAAGATAGCTTCTTACTAAATTACTTCTAACTATATCAGTAATTCCAAATTCTACAAAATCGAATTCTTCCATTTCTTTCAATACTTCCATAAAAGCAAGTATGCCTGTTGACTTTAAGTCGCTTTGAAAGAAGTCTCCACAGAAAATAATTCTACAGTTTTGTCCTATCCTTGTTATAATACTATCTAGCTCATGGAACGTCATATTTTGGCATTCATCTACAATGATTACCGAATCTTGAAAGGTTACGCCCCTAATGTGAGATGTGGTTATAAAATTTATAACATTTTTAGATTTTAGCTGTCCGTATGGGTCATCCCCACGATTAAATAATTCTTGAAGTATCCCTATGTAAGGTTCCTCGTATACTCTAGATTTTTCGGATTCAGTACCTGGCAAAAACCCCATTTCTCTGGTAGGAACTACACTGCGTATTAAAATTATTTTGCTGTAATCTCCTTTCTCTATGTCATCCAAAGCTAGATATAATGAAATAAAGGTTTTTCCTGTTCCGGCACATCCGTGTAATAATAAATTTTTATCAGACTCAAAAACTTGCAACTGTCCCTTAGTTAGCGGCTCAATCTGCTGCAAAGAAAAATTTATTTTTTGAAGTATAGC